TTTCCCGTCCCTCGATTGAAAGCTAGAGTTACCTAGGGCTTCATCGATGAGTGCGCATAGGAAGTCACCCCCGTAGCCACTCCTGTAGCATACGAGGGTGAGGTGTTTCTCATCAGCTTGGGTCACCAAAGAATTCTTTGAGATTTGCAGGCTTGAAGTTGCTTCCAGCTGCGACCGCGCACGTGATTTTCTTCTCCTTATCCAAGGAGACCGCGGTCCACGAAAGAGTCGACGCGTTTAAGTAGATGACGAGGTGACGACCAAGGTTGTCGTCCATCTCGATGAACGGCTTCTCGCTGTAGTCTTTCTCAAGAAGCTTATGAACTTCGTTGGCGTCGCTGCAGGGTTGAGCGAACGCCGGCGTGGATAAGATCAATGCTATGGGTAACAGGTATCTCATGGGATCCTCCCAAGTTGTCGATCTGCTATTTAATGGTGCTGCCTGACAGGATTGAACTGTCGACCTCTTCATTACCAATGAAGTGCTCTACCACTGAGCTAAGGCAGCTTGGCGATCACGGGATGACTCGAACATCCGACCCTCGGTTTAGGAAACCGATGCTCTATCCTGCTGAGCTACGTGACCTCGTCCGGCCAGTCCCTGTAAAGGGCATGCTGGATGTCGTCTCCTACGAACTGATTGAATGAAACGTGCTTCCTCTCGAGATCACCCTCGCGCTTCGCGACGCGCTTGAACGCGTTGTCCATCTGCGCCATGTCGGTGAACTCCATCATGATGTGCCACTCTGGAATGTCTAAGCTGCGGAAGCCCATCTTACAGCGGGTGATGCGATAGGACACCATCTTACCCTCTTCGACCAAGTGATCTAGGAACGATCGCATCCTCGCGACCCACTTGTCGTCGGAGATGTCGCCGGCCTTGTTCGCCCATACGTGATAGATGTCCATTATATAGGTCCTAGCTCCTCGTAGCCGTCGATGGTGCTCTTGTATTCAGCCGCCTCACCGAGGTACATGTACTTGAATCCCTTGTCCCTGTAGAGGGCGCACTCGTGCTTCAAGCTCTCTATGCCTAGGCGAAGCTTAGGGTTCTCATAGTCCCAAGCGAACTGAACGCACTCAACGTTCTCATAATCGTGTATCTTTATCAGGCTGAACGCGATGAGTCGCTCACCTTCGTAGTAGCCTATGACGTCGCTGTGAAGGTCGGTGTACTCTCCGTAGAAGATCGGCATGACGCTCTCGAACTTCTTGTAGCGACAGTACTTCTTATAGATCTCGTTTAGAAGATAGACGTCGACGTTATGAAGAAACTTCCATCCCTGCTCGAACGTCTTGTACTTTGTCGCTCTCAAGTTTATTCGCGAGTACTTTGGCATAGTGTTTATTATAAAAGTAGATCTTCGACATGTCGGCGGTGTAGTACCAGAACCGGTTCTTCTCCTCTTTATTTAATGAGTCGAACCAGTCCCAAAACGCGCGCTTGAATCGTTCATCTTTGTCTAGGTTCGTCGAACTCATACTTGTACATGCCCTCCCACTGACCCTCGGTGACGAGCGTCGGACCCGACACCATGATGAAGCCATACTTCTTGGCGTAGGCCTTCATCTCGTATCGGGCCGGAAGCTCACCAAAGACGTAGCGAACCCGTCGGATCATGTCAGACTTCGACGAGCGTTTCGTCATACATCTTCTCAAGTTCAGACAGCCTGTTCCAAAGAACGTTGACCGTCGTGTGCAGGTGACCGGTGTCTTCGGGCTGGATGCGGCTGCGAAGGAGAAGGATCTCGGTGTGCAGCACGTCCATGTAGTCCATGATCCGCTGCCTCTTATTGTAGCTGGACGAACCGTACTTCAAGTAGTTCTCCATGATCTCTTCTTCGGTGTAGACGTCGTCAGCCATCTTGTACTCCCTGATCAATAACAAAGTTACGTTCAATCTCATCTGCTTGCTCGCGAAGCATCTTCGCGTACTCATGCACCAGCTCGACGACGTCGGCGGAGTCGTAGCCTAAAGTTCCCTTGAGGCTGACGATGCGCTCGAGGCGCTCGGCTATAACTAATAGATCGTTCATGTCAGCGCCCCGTGAAAGGAACTGAGACTTCGTGGACGTAGACGTCGAAGCGCGAAGCGTGCTCGGGACGAATGTCCTGTGAAGTCCACTGATAGTGCGGTCCACCCTTCTTATAGAGGTGTGCGTACGGGCTGTTCTTGCCGAGACGGCCGCGAACGCGAACACGCAGACGCTTGGTATAACGCGGCGTTTTTGAACCAGAAGCGAGAAGCGAGGCGTCGTATGCGCGACCAAACATGTTACCGATCTTGGCTTGAGTGCGATACATCTCAATGACTTTGTCATCGAGACTTTGAACGGTGCATCGATAGGTTGAAGTTCTCATAGTATAGGTCTCCGTTTGATTTGCCATTATCTAGATATTACAACAATCTTGGAGAAATGTCAACCGTTATTTTCCTAGGGCTAACCCATTGAAAAATAACGGTTTTTCTGACACCTTACTTTATCTGAGAAACGACCTTCGAGACCTCAGCCTTCTTCTCAGGGCTCAGTGGCTTATAGTCCAGATCCAAAGCCTGCTGGTCTGAAGCCAGACAGAAGCTGAAGAAGTCGATCGCCTGCTTAGCTGCAGCGGGATCGTCGTTTGTTTTATACATCACCGCGTATACGGTCGCCACTATCGACGTTGGGATGGCAGCTACGGTAAGCTTGTTCTGCTTCGCGTACGATAGTTCTACGTATCCGATGGTGCCGTTGGTCTGCTGCACGTTTGAAGCTACACCGTCGTTGCCCTTCGCGCCGACTGTGTTTCCCGGCCACTCAACGGTCGATCCGAAGCCGACTTCCTTCTTCCAAGATTCGTTTGAATCCGCGAGGAACTTGGTGAAGTTCCAAGTAGTGCCTGATCCATCGCTCCTGCGAACCTTGATGATCGGAAGATCGGGGAGCTTCGCGCTTGGGTTTAGATCGGCGATCTCCTTATCGTTCCACTTCTTAATCTTATCTGCGTAGATCTTCGCGATAACGTCGACGCTGAGGTTGATCTTATCGACTCCGGCAACGTTGACCGCGATGACGATCTCACCACCTACCATCGGGAACTGAACCTGATTCTTTTTGTCGAGATCTTCCGGCTTCATAGGAACGTCGGTCGCTGCGAACACGACGGTCTTGTTGTCGAGCTGCTTCACGCCGGCGCTGCTACCCACGCTCTGGTAGTTTATCCTGTTTCCAGTCTTCTTGCTATAGTCGTTCGCCCACTTAGAAGCGAGGGGGAAGAAGAATGATGATCCGGCACCGGTGGCTTCACCGGCGTAGACTTGTGTTGACATCAATGTTGCGATCGCGATCGCTGCAATTTTCTTTAACATACGTAGTTCCTCATGCGCAGCCCTATTGCTGCATCCGTATATATTTCGCTTATATTACAGTAGGATGACAAAACGGCTATAGAGCCATCTTTCTACGTAAATTTGTTGTGGAGTAGCTGTGTTTTCGACTATTGTAGAACAGTGTGACATTATTGTCGATGCACCACTGCTTTCCCGTGAAGTCCTTATCCATGTAGTCTTCGCCGACGAACCTGACGTCGATCTTCTGGCTCGCGAGGAGGTTCATCAGGTCTTCCTCAGTCGAGTAGGGGATTATCTCATCAACGTACCTGCAGCCCTTGAGCTGAGTCCAGCGCTCGTACATTCCCTGCGCCGGCTTGTTCTTTGTGTCGGGTCGATCAAGTGTCGGATCGGACTGAAGGCCTACTATCAGGTAGTCACAGTTCAAGGCGCACTCCTTCAACATGAGGATGTGGCCGGAGTGCAGCAAATCAAAAGTTGAGCAGGTGAATCCTATCTTCATATCAAATCTCCAATTATTTCTTTAAAGTGTCCTTCATATCATACTCAAACCTGTCATCATCAGAAAGAAGCCAACGAGGCTGATTCTCTACGCTGAAGTACTCAGTTCCTAACTTTCGCTCGATTATATTCTGTCCCCACTTAGTAACAAAAGACGGCTCAAAAAGTTTAACCCTGTTGTTAGGTTGTATGGCGTAGTTGCCATTGTCGAGCTGAATCACATGACCGCACTTGTGTTGTCCCGGAATCTCAGAGAAACCAACGTCGATGACGTTGGAGTCCTCGTTCGCCCAGTCAAGGGTGAATAGATACTTACCGAACACTTGATTCTTATACCTATCCGTGTAGCACATACGCTTCTCCTTAAAGAAGTCGATGCGACTAACGGATATGTGATAGGAGAAGCTGTCCCACAAGACGAGGTTGTGTGCTTCCTGCTGCTCGACGTCAGGTCGTGAGCAGAAAGCGTGAATTGGCATACGCCACCAGACGCCGCCGTCTTCCATGATGAAGTTGAATAATGGTATTCGATGCGGGATGGATGACACCGCGACTATAACTGCCGGAAGATAGGTGTCGGTCGACTCAAATTTATGCGGCCTATTTTGCAAGAAGTTTGAGCGTACGTAACACTCGATCGGTGGAACGTTTGCGTTTATAAAGGCCATATTAACCCTTTACTATAAATAGTGTATACTATTATTTACAACATCTTTTTCATGCCTATGCTGCATTGATTGAGTGACTCGTCATCCAACCAATGAGGAAATAGACATGTTTAAGAAATTCTACGCGCTGGTCGTCTTGGCCGCGACGATGCTTTTTGCGCCCTCAGCTTTCGCGCAGTTCAATTCAGGTTCCAACTACAACACCGTCAACATGAGCTATCAGGCTAATTCAACTATTAGCCAGAACATCGTGTTCGACTCAAATATGCAGGCCGGCGGAACCTTCGACTTCTCCGTCAACGCCCACGCCGGCGGCGGCCGCAACCTGCAGCACGACACCGGTAACGTGAAGCTTGAGTTCTATAACTCATCTGGTGTTTTGATTACGTCGACGCAAAGCACTTATTCAAACAATCTTCTACAGATGAATTCATGGTCTTCTGCTCCTGGAGACAACTCCGAGCCATGGACTACTATAACACATACTTATACTCTTTCAGCATCGGATGCAGCACAGACTGCTTACGTTAAAGTAACACTCATAGGTACAGACAGTTCGTGGTGGGCCGGCAACTACGGTCCACAGTGGCAGATGCCTACTTTGACGTTCAACGGCGGTACCGCAAACATCCTCTACAACCCTGAGTTCGGCGTTGACCCTAACGGCGTTCAGGCGCAGGGCTGGGCCTCAAGCACCAACTATTCAGGCGTCTGCGGTACCGTCAGTGGATCAGCTGCGTGCGTCACCAACGCTTCAGGCGTCACGGCGAACATGAGCGGCGGCGGATACAGCGCGACTGGTGGTACCACGACCGGACAAGCGGGCGGTTACACCTCCACTTTGACATCTACAACGATCCTCGCAACCGTAAACAACGGCGGTGTTGCACCGAGCGGCGGTGGATCGCCTACAGTCGTAAGCACGGCACCGGGAACACCAACCGTCACTTCAACTTCAACGACAGGTGCTACCGTCACGACTTCGGTGAACACCTACGGTACTCCGGTGGTAACATCGTCTGACTCAGACGCAGCTACACGTGAGGGCAACACGGTCATCGTCAATAGGACAACGACGACAACCACCACTACTCCGGTCACCACAGTCACCACGGCGACGACACCGGTGACTACCAACACCACGACTACACCTAACACCGTGACTACGTGGAGCAATGGCACCACGACCACTGCGGCCGGAACGGCGACCACGACTTCATCGGTCACCAACACTGTGGTCACCACGACTTCGTTCTCAAACCAAGTCACGACCAACGTCACCACTTCCAGCGATTCGGCTTCAGTGGCCGGTATGCAGGATATGATAGACGCGGCGATAGTCAACCCATTCATGATCGACCCATTCAATACCCCGAACGGATCATGGGCGGCTCCGACCTTCGTCACGAGCAGCACCTCAGGATCCCTCACGACCAAGGCGTTGAGCTTCGGTCACCAGATGTCTGGCGAGGGTAACATCCTTGGGTTCGCCGGTCAGGCCGGTGGATTGGAGAGCGGCAACTACAACAACTCTCTTATGAGCGGCAATAAGTATGCCGGCAGCGTCTACGTGGTAACCAACATGGATCCCGTGACGGTGAAGGGTACGATCGGCTACTCGATGATGGAGTACAACAGCCGCGTGTTTATATCTTCCTTGAACTTGGAGAACAGCTCCAAAGCCAAGCAGTCTCTGTACTACGGTGACATCGCTCTTTATTCGACCAATGAGATACTCGGCGTTCAACCGTTCATCGGTTCGACTTTCATCACAAGCACTATCGACTCGGTCAATGAAAGCGGAAGTTCGCTCTTGTCGAATCCACCTGAGACCGGATCTAAGTCCTACGTCAATCCATACGTAGGCGCTAGGAAGACGATCGGTGAAGACGTCACGATCGAGGTGAAGACTATGCAGACCGCTCAATACGGTCAAGTGACCGGGGCCAAGGTGATCGTCAAGAAGAAGATCACCAACAACGTATACTTCAACGTCTCGGCAGGATACGATCAGGGTACCAACTACGGTAACTCATACATCATGGCCGGACTTGTGATTAAGTTTTGATGATAAAAAGGGAGGGCAAAAACCCTCCCTTTCTTTTTGGAGCGGGCAAGGGGAATTGAACCCCTGACCAACAGTACTGCCTACCGAATTCTTATCAGCCGTTTTCAAACCTGACAATTACACCGTCGACTGAGTTGTTGATGATTACTAAGACTGTGTCGCCGTCGCGAGATACTACCGGCGTTCCATCGGGCCATGAGAACACAAACTTACCCTTCGCAAGGTCTTTAAGCTCAAACATAACTTCCGAGTACTTCCTGCCGATGTACTTATCAAATTCCTGTAAGTCTTTCATCTGTACCCCTAAGATTGGCGAAGGTGCAAGGATTTGAACCCTGACTAACGGAGTTGGAGGCCGTTGTGCTACCGTTACACTACACCGACTTAAACTTTTTATTTATTAAGACGCCGCCGTACGTACCTGCCGCGGCTCCCAACGTAGCCGGAATCAATATCCATGCGTCTCCAACGTAGCTGATGGTGACCCAGCTCGCCGCAACATATATGACCGCCGCGTAGCCGGAAGCTATGATTGGTCTGTCGTTCTGCACACTCTTGATGTAGATCGCGTGCAAGATATCGACCGAGAACATACCAAAGAAAGCTACGAACCACTCAAACATATCGATTCCTTAAAACTGGGCGGGAGTTGAGGATTGAACCTCAATTACGGCGATTGTTTCCAGCACGCCCTCCCGATGGTCTGCCTAGTAGGATTTGAACCTACGACCCCTTGACTCCAAATCAAGTACGCTACCAGACTGCGCTACAGGCAGATGGCTCCGGAGGCTGGATTCGAACCAGCGACCCTTCGATTAACAGTCGAATGCACTACCGCTGTGCTACTCCGAAATACTAAAGAGGGGGCCGAAGCCCCCTCAATGTTTAGGCTAACTATATATCAAGCAAACGCTTCAGCGCCGAGAACGGCGTAGCCGGCTGCAACCACGCGGCGGCTGGGTGTACCGACGCGATACTTCGCGGTCGTGCCGAGAGCGGTCTTGCGATTGTTCAAGTAGATCGCGTGACCTTCCTTGCGGAGGTGCGTGATCATGGCCGTCGGATTGGCCACGCCGTAGCGCGACTTAATCTGCTTGGCGGTGAGCTCCTCACCGTTGTACAATGCGTCAAGTACTCGTTCAGTGCTAGTCATAATATACTCCATGTTAAAAAGGACTGAGTCCCACTTTCAAATAATAACTCAGTAGAAAAAAATTGTCAACAACTTTTTTTCTGAGAAGCGGTGGTTTTTCTTGTGTCAGGAAAACCACCAAACCCCGTATAGACAGCCCATCCCACGTTTCGTCTACAACGGAAGCAGAGTATAACGAGCATGAGGCCCGTGTGGGTCTGCTTTATCTTTTATATATCACGTAGAAGTAAATGTCAACTAATTTTTTATTCTAGATTTATATTCCTGCATCGACACGACGTTGTCTGAGACTTTGACTTGAGTGTATTCTTTCAACACGAAAGCTCGATCCTCTTTGCCCTCGGGAATCTCTGATCCGAGAAGCTTGAAGATCTCAGACTCGTACACTACGGTTCTTCCGGCGGCCTGCTGCTGGACCAAGTAGGTCATGATGTAGTCGGCTACCACTTCTGCGTAGTCGTCGTTATCGTTGTCGACGATCATGTGATGAACTCCTTGAGCCTGCGCTTGCGATCCTCGTCGGCGGCACCGAACGTGGTCTTGTTGAATACCGGTGTGTCGTCCATGATCCCGTCCTGAGCTGAGTCTTCGGTGTTGTAGAGACGCATCTTGGCTCGGTCGATCCCAACCACGAAGCGTCGGTGAATCGTCGGATCGTTGTAGCGATTCTTGAGCTGCTTGACCATCAGCTGCGATAAGTCTTCCATCTCCTCGGTGGAGATCAGGGCGAACATCAAGTCGGCGGTTGCCGGCAGACCGAAAGACTCAGAGGTATCGGTCAGCTCGACGTCGGAATTCCCGTAGCCGCCTCGAGTGGTTTGAGTGGCGGAGACCACTGGAACGTTGAACTCAACGGCGAGGCCGCGAAGCTCCTCGGCGATCGCCTTGATGTATGTGTACGAGTTTACGTTGGCGCCGGCCTTGATGCGACTCGACGAGCAGATGTTAAGGTAGTCGATGTAGATGATGTCGGGCACGAAGTTTCGCTTGATGCGAAGCTCGTTGAGAAGGTGTCTGAAGTTCGCCGAGCCCGCTGAAGCGGTGGGATACTCCTTGATGATCAACTTACCGACTGTCTTCTCCTTCACCCGTGCGATCTTCTTGTCGTAGGCGTCTTTAGGTAGAGTCGCGAGCTCGTCGACCGTGACGTTGAGCAGGTTCGCGTCGATGCGCTCGGCGATCTTCTCCTCGGCCATCTCCATCGTGATGTAGAGTACGTTCTTACCCTGCGTCAGATTATGAGAAGCACAATGGCACATGAAAAGAGACTTGCCCACGCCCGTGCCGGCCAAGGCAATGTTAAGAGTCTTTCTAACAAGTCCGCCCTTAGTGATCTTATTGAAGTACTCGAGGTCGAATGGTATATGCTCTTCCCTGCGATGATAGAAATCGTATCGATCGTCAGCGTTAAGAAAGTAGTCGTGGCCAATGCTAACGTCAAAGCTGACGCCAAGGGCATCTGATAGGAGAGTGGGTATAGCTCCAGTAGAGCTCGCTCCAGACTTGTCGTCGATGATCTTGATCGAAGCCATGATAGCATTGTAGATAGCCTTCTCTTGACAGAACTTCTCGGTCGAGTCGAGCAGCCACTTGAGCTCGGTGTTGTCGACCTGCAGGTCCTCGATGAGTCGCTTCGACTCCTTGAACGAGTTCTCAGTCATACCGTCGCGGTTGTTGAGCTCGATCATCAGCACCTCTTTAGTAGGTGTGCTGTTGTACTTCTTGACATAGTCGTCGATCAGGCGATAGACGGTCTTATCGGCCAAGTTGTGGAAGTACTCGTCCTTGAGAAAGGGAAGCGTCTTCCTCGCGTACGACTCATTGTATATCAGGTGAGAGAGTATAGTCTGCTCAATCATTATCAACTTTCATGTGTGCGTGGCATGTGCGGCGGTAGCCTTCATCGGTCGGCCATCCGCAGCTCGCGTCCTTGTAGCAGTCGTGCTCGTCACACATCCCGAGGATATGCTTGAGTGCTGAGTACTCATGCTCGCGAACGATCTTTTTGATCTCATCCATCTGAGATATATCAAACTCGTTGGATATTGTCAACCCATCGTTGCACAGGGGGACGTAAGCTTCAGGCCCGAATCCAAGGCGATCATAGATCAAGTAGCGATAAGACCCGCCCTCTCTCGCTTGTTCGACAACATGTTTGAAGACCCACTGAGTTACGGCGAGCTTGTGCTCATTGGAAACTTCAGGCAGCAGGTCTTCAAGTGAAAACAACTCTTTACTGTTCATTTGTTGAAGCTTTCTATGACTGCTTTCCTACCGTCGACGTTGTACTGGTTGTCAAAGATTAAGATGGCTTTGCGGAGCATACCGACGGCCAGAAGAAGCAAGTCGTTCTGGTCGTCGCACATCATTATCTGAGTTTCTACCGGAAGCATTAAGCGCTCGATGCGCCTCTCAACATGCGGGTAGTTAGCTTCAGTCATCGTCGTCCTCGATCAGTGGTTCGTCGTCGTGATTGACGAGTGAGCCGGTTGCGATTGTGTACTTCTTCTTGATCCATTCGGCGAAGTCCGTCGTCGAGAGCAGGGTCTTCCAAGCGTCGCCGTTGTCCTCGATCTCTGAGGCTTTGAACTTCGGACCGGTGAGCTCACCAGTCGAGCGATCGACGAACTGATAGGACTGTGCGGTAGGCTTCGCGATGTATCCACCCTCAAGCGCCAAGTCGAGCAAGCCCGACCACTTCTTGATGCCGCCCTCGTAGGACACTGTGATCGGGATCTTTGACTTCTCCTTGACGTAGCGAGACTTCTCAACGTTGATGACGAAGTTGTAGCCGGTGATGTCCTTGCCGTCTTTCTCCTGCTGACGACCAAGGATCCAGATCGTGTCGGCTGAGTAGTAGATGCCGGTGCCGCCGGAGACGATGTCGCGCGGGTACATCGCCATCTCCTTGTACGTGTGATTGACCACGATCAAGGGAATATCTTTGAGCGTCAAGTGCGGCGTCACCATGCGGAACAAAGACTTGAGAGCTTTCGCGCGCGACATATCCGCGACCGACTTACCCTCGAGCGCGTCGTCGGTTTCTTTCTTCGACGCGAGGTTGCCGACCGAGTCGATGACGATGACCACCTTGTCGTCGCGACCGATCTCCTCGAGCTGCTTGACGATGTCGAACTTCAGCTTCTCGATGTCCGTGATCGGTGTGTGAACCACTCGATCCATGTCGATGTTGAACGCATCGAAGTAGCTCTTGGGTGTACCAAATTCGGAGTCATAGAATAAAAGAACGCTCTCGGGATACTGCTTCATGTAGGCGCCGGCCATAAGGAGGGAAAAGGCCGACTTGAAGTGCTTCGATGGACCCGCCATGATGGTGAGTCCCGGTGTCAATCCACCGTCGATGCGTCCCGAGAGCGCTACGTTCACCATAGGAACGCTAGTTGTGATCATATCCTTACGGTTGTAGATCTTACTTTCCGTGAGGACGGATGATTGGTCGATGGTTGAGTTCTTAATGAGTCGATTGATGAGAGACAAGTTCACGCTCCATGTTCATGATTTAAGTATATTATCCAACTTTTTGATAAAATTGTCAATCTTTTTTACGCGGTCGGGCCAAACAATATTCGGCTTCTCGGGATTGAGCTTAAGGTTGTTGAGAAGCGGCATGATCGCGTCGTAGATCTGCTGTGCTTTGCTCTGAGCGGTGTCGACCGCTTCCGTCATGTCGTCGGCGAACTCAAAGCCGAAGTCGTAGTCGTCTGTTTCTTTTGCCATTGCTGCACCTATTCGAGCCTACCGAATCCCCACTGCCTCTCGAGGCACCACCAGCACTTTCCGCAGTGTGGTTCGGTGAAGTGAATCTTGCTGTTTTCACAGCTTCTTGTTATCGCGAAGAGAGTGTCCATAAGTCCATAGCTTTCATAAAGTTCGGCTATGGCTTTCTTATTTATGTTGGCGAACGGATGGAATGAATACAGGTCTCTCGTGGGTTTAGACCCAAGATCTTTGTTTCTTGTTGAATCGCCGGTGTAGTCGGTCTTAAGCTCAACGTCTGGATTCTCAGTTATACCTGTGAAGTGCGTCTCGATTATCTCCTGCTTCCTCAAGCTTCTAACGAAGATAGACTGCTCCTCACCGTACCTCTGAGGATCTACCGGCTCAGGCTTTATCTGATGGTGATTGAACTTCACGCTCAGTTTATCTTCGACGAACTTGACCACCCTCTGCGCGAAGATGTGCTGGTGCGGCTTGATCGCGTTGATGACCGTGATAGGTATCAGGTCTACGTCTCTCTCGTGCTTCTTGTACAGTGCAAGCATGTAGGCGAGAAGGGCGCTGTCGGCTCCACCAGAGATCTTGATGCCGATCTTCGTGTATTCTTCGGGTATGTCTATGATGACGTCGCCCTGCGATGTGTGTAGCTTCATCAGAAGAAACTTTCTATCGACGCTTTCTTCTCGGTGCGCCAGCCGATCGCGTCTAGGATCGTCTTCAGCGGCTCGACGAAAGCTTTTGAGTACTGCAGCTCGTAGTCTATATACGTCTCGAGACCAAGCTCGGGAGGAAGAGCGCCGAGCGATGCGACGACGTTCTCGCGTATCGGGTTGGGAAGCTTCATGTAGCAGAACTTGATCTTGTCGCCTTCCTTGATCAGCTCATACTTCGTGCTGAGCTTCTTCTGCTTGACGTGGTGGTTGTACAGCAGCGCGCCGCGAACTTGGATCGGCGTACCCTTCTTATAGATACTGTCGCGATCCGCATACTCACTGAGGCCCTTGCATCCACGAGGGAACGCGACTTCTTCGTACGACATCTTGACGAACTCGTCACGGAACTGCGCGATGAACTTGATGACGTCGTCTTCGGTCTTACCCATGATGACCTTGAGACACTGCTTGATCTTCTCGCGACAAGCTTGAGGCGTCGAGGACCTCACCGCTTCGATGCCGACGACTTTCACCTTGGGTTCCGCGTACGCCACACCCTCGTTGTTCCAGATGTTGAGGATGTAGTGCTTCTTCGCGGTCCATATACCCTTGTCGGCGATCGCCTCGCGCTTCATCTTCATCTTCTGGGCGTAGGCATTAACCATTCCGCCAAGACGCCCGTAGCTTGACTCAATGAAAGGTTCAATCTTACTTTCAATCGCGTTGTCAAGGAATTTGACGATCTCAGAAGTCGGCGACCCCTCAAGGCCGCATTTAGAGACAAGTTTGCCAAGCGTAATGTACATAGAATCCGTATCGCATGCAATGACATAGTCGGCGTCCTTCGTCGTGAATAGCTTGTTGAGGTACTTGTTCATGTCGCGGGCGATCCACATGATCGCCAGCTGACCTGAGAGCGTGATCGACTCGGCGAGCGTGTCGTCGTACCAGCGGAAGTACTTGTTCGACAGCGCGCCGTAGGCTGAGTTCAACTGAATCTTTCGCGCGAGCTGCATGTTCTTGTTCTGCGCTATGACTTTCTCAAGCTCGGGTGTCGGAGTCTTCTGGTACTGCTGCTCGGCTTCAAGCATTCGCTTCTTATACACGACGCGGTCTTCGTACATCTTCTCCATCAGCTTAGGAAGGAAGCCCTGCTTATCGCGCTCGAACATCACGCCTGAGCCGGTCACGGTTAAGTTTCTCGCGGTCATCTCGTTGCGAACGTGAAGCTCGTCGAGGTACCCATCGAGTATCCGCTGCACCGAAGTCTCCTCGCTGAGCGGCAGCTTGCCTGCATAGGTCTCAGGAGAGATGTTGTACTGCATGATCAGGTGTGGGTAGAGCGAGTTCAAGTCGAAAGACACCACCCAGTCGTGCATGCCGAGCAGGGGATCTTTGACGTATCCGCCGATGATCTGCTTGTCCTTGTGGCTCGGGCGCTTCTGCGGGATGACGACGCGCTGGTTGATGAGGTAGTTGTGGATGATGACGTCCCAGATGCGAACGGACCCATACGCGTCGGAGAAGTTGACCTTCGCGTCGTACGCGATGGCGAACACCTGCTCGATGAGCTTCAGCTTGTCGTCGAGCTTCGATACGATCTCAACGTCGCGGATGTTGTACTCGATGAACTTCTGATAGTCTTGCTTATAGAGCTCAAGCAGCGAGCCGTGCTCGGAGTAGTCGAGCTTCTTGACGCCGAGCTCAACCTCGCCGATGTAGTCGAGTCGGTAGGACTCTTGGTTCTTAAACGAGAACTTCTTATAAGTCTCAAGGTAGTCGAGCGAGGTGATGCCGTAGATCTCATACACCACGTCTTTGCGATCGTCGATCCCGTTGCCGCCTCGAGCCGCCGACTTGCCGCGGATGATCTCGCGCTCCTCGACCATTCCCCACGGCGAGAGCTTCTTGTGCATCTCGTGTCCAAGCACACGTCGTATGCGGTTGACGATGTACGGGATGTCGAACTTATCGATGTTCCAACCTGTGATGACGTCGGGCGACAACCACTCGCTTCGCCAGACGTCGAGGAACTTAAGGAGAAGTCTCTCTTCGTTCTCACACTTCAAGTACTTGATCTTATCGTCGTTGGTGACGAAGTCGCCGCAGCCGAGCACGACGTAGATGTCGTTCTTCTTTACGGTGATCGCGGTGATCGGCTTGTCGGCCACGTGAACGTCGGGGAACCCGTCGTCGGCGGCGACCTCGATGTCGATGTTTACGACCGACACCATCTTGGGATCGTAGTCGATCTCACCGGGATAGTAGTCGTTGAGGAACGGATAGAGCCACTGCGTCATACCGTAGACTTCAAAGCCGCTGACGTTCTCATACTGGCGAAGGAAGTCGCGCGCTTCAGCGGGTCGATCGAACTGAAGCTTATCGACCGGCTGACCCTTGAGCGTCTTGAACTCGGCGTTCGGACGCTTCGAGTTCACGAATACGTACGGCTTGCATGGGATCGTCTTCATCACGCGTCGACCCTCTTCGAAGCCGCGAAGGAAGATCGAGTCGTGGAACAAGAAAGCGTTGGTGTAGAACTTTGACATAGTCATACTATAAAACACACCGGTCTAAATGTCAACTAAAAAAGGGGGATCGCTCCCCCTTTTTGTTACTTCTTTGAGCCTTCGTTGATTATAACGAGCTCATCTGCTGTATACGGCCACATGTGATCACCTCAGCTAAACTTGATGAAGCGATCGGTGATCGATGCTACGAGAAGTCTGAGGGCATCAAACATTTGTGTCCCTCGCGATCCTGTAGATCATCGACCTGTGAATGCCGATGTCTGAGAGTTCGCGATCGTTGAGCGATTCAAGCTCGCGAACAGTCTTTATTATCTTCGCGCGGCGATCAAGCCAGCGAGCTATGTTTCCTATGATCGTTTGCATTACTTGTCTTCTTTTAAAAGCTGCTTGTCGGAAGGTTTGTTCTCAGACGCTGCATCAGTAATGTCGATCTTCTTCGACTTCTTTGAGTCTGGGATGATGTTCTCAAGCCAGATCTTAAGCATGCCGTTGATGAGCTCGGCGTTCTTAATCTCCACGGTATCTGCGAGGGAGAACTTGCGGGTAAATGCGCGGTCGGCGATTCCCTTGAAGAGGAACTCACCGGCTGCTTCGTCTTCTTTGCCAAGCGCGGAGTTGCCCGAGATCACGAGCGTGCCGTCTTGGAATTCTAGATCGAGGTTGTGCTTGCCGAATCCGGCGACTGCCATCTCGATTACGTACTTGTTCTCGTCGACCTTAACGATGTTGTACGGTGGGTAGTTTGGGATCGCCTTCGATACAGTCTGCGAGAGTTCGTTGACTCTCTTGAGCATCGGCTCATAGCCGACGAAGAACTTAGAATCGAGAAACGAAAATGGGTCGAAGCTAGTCATATAGACCTCCTGTTGAAGCAAGGTTGATGTTTAGTGACCCCATTAGGCGGCCACCTGTTATATATAATACCGACTCACGGTTTTGTCAATACAAAAGTGAATAGCTCTTATCTAGATTCTACCTTCCTGAGCTTCTCATCGTGCCTCCAAGCGACCACGTCGGCGTACGTTTCTTCGGGCCATAGGTCGTAGTAGCCCGTTCTAGCGAGCTGCTGGCTCGCCCTGTCGATCTTAGCGAGCCTCTGCACGCCAACCCAACCCCACTTTCCTTGGTTCATCCGTTCGCCGAGTATGACTTCCTTGTCGTGAGGGTGATCCTCGAGCGCTATGATTCCCTTCGGCATGTAGTCCGAGTTGAACCGATGCACCTCCTCCGAGAGCCCACCGGCTTCGATCTTCTCAGGATCGAAGCCGATCATCCACACTTCCTTGTCGAAGTATGCTTCTTGAAGCAGTGCCTTCAGCTCCTCGATGCTCTCAACGAAGCTCCACTCGATCTGACCGTCGAGCATGGCCTTCTTTGCGAACGGGCACGGGATGTGCTTTAAGTTCTCGTTGTATACGCTGACCCAGTCGACGATCCACTTCTCAACGTCTTCCTTAAATTCCGTAATCAACCTGCTCCCCCTTCCTTATGGTGTCGAGCGTCAAGCAGTGCCATCCGCCGTCGAAGAAGAACCTGTGTCTTATCGGACAGTGGATCGGCTCCATGCCGTTCTCCCGTAGAACCTTGAACAGCTCCTTGCTCGCGCTGTTGACCACGACGTGCTTGTCGTCGATAACCAATACGTTTACGTCGAACACCGTCTCATCGACTTGACCGGTTAAGTTCTCAAGGAAGTACTCGACGAAGTAGGTGAAGTCGTCGTTGTCCTCTTGATCGGGAACCCACCACTTGCCTAGGTTCTTCCTGCGCAGCTTCTTGAACTTACCGACGCGGTCCCATACCGGATCGTCGAAGTAGATGACCTTCCACTTCTCAAACACGCTCTCCTGCTTGCACTCGGCTAAGAACTTAGACGCGATGACGAGTCCCGGCTTTAGAACGCCGAAGATGCTGTCGTTGTGTCCGCCTAGGTTGAGCTTATCGTACTTGAACTTAGGGTAGTTCTTCTCAAGAAATGGTACGGCGTCCTCGGTCTGAGCGACATCGACCAAGCACTTTGAGCCTATGCGCGTCAAGTTAGGGCTGCAGAAGCCGGTGAGCATGGTGCTTGCGGAGTGTCGATCGATCTCATCGTCTGACATGCGGTCGACGGCGTCGTGATCCATCGTGCGCTTAAGTCTAGATAGTATGTTTTCTCTACCGCGACGAAACTTGGTGTTGTCGTCGCTGAGTGAGTCGTCGACGCTATCAACGCCGTAAGTCTCCTTAAGCTTCTCAGATATCTTCTTAGAAGCGTACGTTGGATCGCTAACGAAGATCTTATCTCCCATGACTATGATGTTGTCTCGAGGCTCAAGCGGAGGCGCCGGAAGCATGTTTGCTTTCAGCGGGTAGTTGTGCTTGTTTGATCCTTCGAGACTCAGCCTGCCGTATATGTCGACGTAGTCGAGGATGCTCTCCTTGTAGCCGAGCTCCTCCGGCGTGTACTGCACAACTGAGACTCCGTGTGACTTCATCTTCTCTTTGAAGTTCTCTAGGTCTTCCTGCGTCTCGTCGGCGATCTGTACGAGCACGTCTCTGATCCTAGGGTTTCGTATATCCTCAAAGAAGCTCCTGTCGTAGAAGCTGCCGAGGACCAACTCCTGAAGCGGCTGAAACTCGTCCCAACTGTTCACCATTATGTTTCACCTTTATAAATACTATGCGATGTATTTAATAGTAAGAAGAAGATTCACATCAGGGCAGGTTTACTTCAGCGTCTACAGTAAGTCTGGAGCGCTTGTTTTTTTAACAAAAAAATCACAGATAGCCGAGAAGCTTCGGCTGCGACTTGAGAGAGATACAGAATGATTTGGAATAAAAGTAAGGAACGGAATCATGATGGATCCAAAGTCAGCCGCGAAGTTCGGCAACTCAATCGGTAAGGGTCTAACCAACTCAATCTTTGGAATCGTCGATACGGTTCGCGACTCAAAGCGAATCAAGGCTGAGAACAACTCCAAGGTCGCAGCTCGCAACAAAGTCACCGAGATCAACAATCAGGTAGTTCGTATGAACAACGCGCTTCGCGAGCAGGCGATGCGTGAGATCGTAGCTGAGCAAGAAAAAGCCGCGCTAATGAAGATGTCGAAGGCTCAACGTGAAGCCTACTACAAGGCGAAGGTTGAAGCGGCGAAGGAAGCTGAGCGCCTGCGCAGGGAAGAGGCTCGCAGGAAGGAAGAGTTCTGGGAAACCGTTTGGATCATCGTCGCCATCGTCTTTCTCATCGTCTTCATCGGCAGCGGCTTATTCTTAGCGTTTAAGTTCCTATGAAGAAGAAAAGGAAGTCTCCAGATAAGTTGTCCGACGAAGTCGCCGCGCACCCATGGCTGCAGGACTACGATAAAGCCGACGGACACCCTAAGGAGCAGCTCGAGATATTGAAGAATCAGATCATTGAGATCGAGGACAACCTTGGCACCTCAAGCGTCTGGCTGATATGTTTGACCATGATCGTCATAGCTTTAGCGTTCGCCGGAGTGATCACAGGATCGATAGGCTTCGGCGGTGAGTTGATCAACAACTTAACGTCAATGATAAAATCAAAGGGATGAACTGATGGCTAAATCGCTTGAGAAGAACTCAAAGTACAACCAGTACGACGCGGACGGCGACGGAGTGGTTTCCGACGACGAGATGAAGAAGATGGAACACATGATTGAGTTTGAGAATAAGGACAAGAAGGAAGACCAGCTTCGCCAGATGGCGTGGGTCGCTATGGGCAGCATGGTGATCTTCACCGGCATACTGTTCTCACCGTTGGTGTCTATAGAGAAGGTTGCCGCGCTTGGATCGCTCCTGCAGATGTTCTACATAGCCCAAGCTGGTGTCGTCGCTACGTTCTTTGGCGCGAACGCATACGTTAGCGCGTCGAACAACTCACAGTGATCATTTTATGAATTGCTCGCCGAAGTTGTCGTGATCCACGGAACACACCTTCGCGCAGGTCTTAAGCTTACCATTGGTCGTGGAGCCTGAGCTCCACGACTTCTCTATCTTATCGAAGAAGCCGTCCTCTAAGATCTTCTTTATCCCGTGAACCTTAGCGTTGATGTTGCTTTTATCGCCGCCCATGTGTTGAAACAGTTCACCCTCTTTGTATGAGCGCTTATCGGCGTCGTAGATGGCGGATCCACCGAGCCAGCAGCAGGGAACCATGAGCCCCTCGGCCGTTATGTAGATGCCCCTCTCCTTCTGCACCCTACAACTTATACTCGTTTTATTCACAAAGTTATCAAATGATCCGTAGATCTTAACGATCTGCGCCTTGATGTTGTTGACTTGGTGAACGTATTCCTTCTTCTCAGGTTGAGACAGGTGCTTATACGTGGTCTGACCCTGCCACCTGCTCGTTCGCTTGACGACGAAGGAGGCGAATCCCATCTTCTTCGCCAGCTCCCTCGCTTCTTCAACTTGATGCTCGTTGTGTTTGAAAACCAAGTAGTGCCATCGCGCTTCGCCGCCGGCGGCGATGAAGGCCTTCGCCGACGACATGACGTTGTTCCAGCGAACGTTCTCCCTGTAGATGTGATTTGTGTCCTCAAGACCATCGACCGCGAAGACGACCCTTCCTTTTCCGTGCTGAAGTATTCCGGCCAAGTCCTTCCACCACGTCGGGGATCGTGCCCCACCGTTGGTGTACATATTCAGCTCCATGTCGCGATTAGCATACCTAAAGTACTCGAACACCTCAAGCGTATCCTTGGCGATGATGGGATCGCCGTAGTTGCCGCACATATACATGCCGCTGAGCTGCTTGATCAGGTCCTTTGGAAAGATCTTGACACAGTCTTCGTAGCTCAGCTCAGCAGTGGTTGGAGCCACAAGGATGTCGCTGTCGGTCTCATCGTTTCTTGAACACATCGAGCAGCCGGCTTGACACTTGCCGGTTATCTCAAGGTGAACCACCCTGACGTCTTCGTACTTATACATTAAGGCGTGAACTTCGCTTCGCGCTCGAGGCGCTCCTGACGCTCGTAGCCTTGGACGTAGAACCAACCGATGAGGGCTGTGATCGACAGGCCGATGTTGCCCCAGTCTTGGCTGAAGAGCCTGTAGATGAGATCTACGACGATGAACGCGATGATGGCGTAGGTTAAGTACTCGTGAAACTTCATGCTGCACTCCTCACTTTGAAGTTGAAAAACTTGCCGTCCCTGTTGAGCTTGCCGACGGCGTCGACCCAGTCCTTCGCGTCCCGCTCGGTGGCGAAGTGCAACCGATCCTTGATGGTTAGGGACTTCAGGTTACCCTTGGTGAAGAACTTCTCGAACTCCACGACGTACTTGTAGGATGCTGGGTAGATAGACATAGGGTATCTCCATGTTGTAGACTATATATTCCATTATACCGTAGTGTGCGACGTTTGTCAATAAAAAAATGGTGGACAGGGTAGGACTCGAACCTACACTTAGACCGTTATGAGCGGCCGGCTTCACCTTTAAGCTACCCGTCCTAGCAGTCCCTGTCGTTGATCATTCGGGCGACCACATCCGCGAGCAGGTTGTGTTGCCGTCCCTCATGCCACAGGGCCTTCATGTACTTATGGGTCTTGTAAGTGAACCAGTGCTTGGTCGATTCTGGATGCATTCCTATCACACCAACGTTTCCCTGTATGACCGCTGCCCAGCCGTGATTTGAGGCGTACTTCGCCACGATCTCACACCTGCCGGTCCCCTCGATCACACAGCCGTCGTAGAAGTACATCTTCAACGGTTCACTCACACCATACCAAATCACGTCGACGACCGTACCGTATGATCTGGTAGTTTCGCTGTTAGTCTGCTTTATGAAGCGATTGCACTCCAGATCTTGTAGGAGGTCGAAGTACCAGTGGTCTGCCCAGTATGCACCCATGCAGATGCCTAAGTACTTACCACCGTTCGCAACGTAGCTTTTGACTTTTTCTTTCTTGTCGCCGAGTATCTTATCGAACTGATCGGCGTCGCCCAACCCTCCGGGGAACACGATCATGGCCGATCGCTCGAGAGCTAAGTCGAAGTCGTCGTTCGTAAAGAACTTGACGTCGAATTCTTCCTGCAGGGCGTTGGCGACGCCCAAAGCCGAGTCGGTCGAACAATAGGGGTGATTGTGGTAGACCGAAACGACTGGCTTCATTTAATCCCTTTTGCGGAGGGGGAAGGATGCCATGTAGTCGTTGAACTCACTGTGCACCATGAAGTACTGGATCACTTTCTCGAAGCCGACCATCAGATTCCAGTGATCGTCGGGATCGTCATAGACTCGAACGTTGTTTTCCCAGTCTTTGACGAGCTGCTCGTAGGAAGACTTGAGTTCACCGAGCGTGATCGCGTCGATCTGTTCATATTCAAGTTCTACTGTAACTTTAGGCATCGTTCACTCCATGTTCCTATTTATACGAGGGAGACGCGGCTTAAGCCGCGTCCGCGAATTCCACTGCTGTTTCAAGCGCCTTGATCTTGCGCTGGCGATTCTGTCCGTACCAAGCCGACTTAAGCCGTGAGTCTGCCGAGTGTCCGAGCAGGTGGTCAGTGGTATATGTTACCGCGTTGAACGCCTGCCACCAACTTCCGGTACCGTACTCGGCCCCCGGTTGGGTTTCGAGAACCTCGAGCGCCATCGACGCCGGACGCGAGAGCGGGCGATCGAGGTAGTCGGTGTCGTCCTTGACCATCGATGGGAAAACGGTCCGGAAGTAGTTCTTAACCGTGTCGTCGGTGATGCGCTTGGTCGTGAGGTACTTAGCCACATCTACGTAGGTGCCCATCCGTTTGCTGGCCATTCCCATCGTGTGCTTGACCGACTCGGCGTCGAACTTGTTGCGGTGGTTCAGGCGTACCATCATGTCGGTGGTGCCGTTAAGAGCGACTGTGAGCGTGTTGTTGCACACCACTCGAATGCCTGTGAACCTAATGTCGACACACTTGCCGTATGTGTGCGGGTTGGAGAAGAGGAGGTAGGGTTCGACCCTGTCGCCCGTCACGATGTCGAAAGACTCCTTGATCTTAGCGAGAGCCCAGACGCTTCGACCGCCGTCGAGTGAGCCCGCTGTGTGCATCTCCATGTCGCCGGCCATGACGAAGTCGTTGAAGAACTCGAAAGCTTCGTGGTTCTGAATTGGTTCCCAGTCGCCCGAGACCGTCGTCAACACCTTGCTGTCGCTTGAGCGAACCAAAGCGTAGTCGTCCGTTGGGATGAGCTCGTCCTTGAACTCACAGAACGTTGGAACCTTCTCGACGGTCCAATCGAGTCCAGCTTTCTCAAGCATCTGGGCCGGAGTGAGGTCGTTGTGTACTGGGACGCCTAAGCCGTGCCATGGTGTCTCGCCTGCGTATGCCATCGTTTCTACTAAGTGTGCCATTATTTTGTTCCTACTACGTGTTTGGTGACGATAGTTTCATTTACTTTGAAGTCGGTTCTTGAATAGTCTACTCGATGACGACCATACTCGATCGCGTCTTCGCGGGTGACAAAGATCATTGGATTGCCGTACATGGGTCCGTATGATCCATCGTTTTTGACCGCGTGGAAGGTGAGGACGTAGTACTTCATGCTGCCTCCAACATGTTGAGGGGGACCAAGTACGTTTGACCGTTCGTCATCTTGACCGAAGCTTTCTTGATCTTGACGTCTTTGATGACGCCCGAGTAGTCGACACCGCGCGCTGAGAACTTCACTTTGTCGCCCGACATGAACTTGACACGGGCGGTGCGCGACAGTGACTGACGACGATTGACAATGGCTTCATAGATCGAGTTCAACTCGTCGTTTGAAGCTGAAGTGAGGATGTACGAGATCGCAGAGGCGAAGTCTTTCTTCATAGTCTAGGTTCCTTTTCAATTGCCATTATCTAGATCTTATACTATTTTGATAAGAATGTCAACCGTTATTTTCACCAAAGAATTCACGAAAGCCGTTCATAAGAATGAGATAGGCCGTACGTTCTTCGTGAGTGTATGTTTCACGGAAGTATCCGAGACCACCCGAATGATACTCGTCGGTCATGATCTCCAACATCTCAAGGAGACCGAAGCCGTTCTCGGCGCGAACTTTGTCTATGATCTGAGAGGCTTGTGCTATGTCCATGTCTCTATTCCCTTTTGCCATTATCTAGATCTTATCAAAGTTCTACAGAAATGTCAATAAAAAAGTGATAGGAATAAGAAAAAAAATTATGTAATAAAAACAATGGCTTAGGAGGGAGGTTCCTAAGCCATTGAAAAGATTCAGTTTTTCTAAGTGGTTGAAAAGATTAGGTTTTTTCAGTCACATATCCGCTGGTACTGCTCGACCCAAGTGTACCCGTTCCAGACCCGTCCCAAGAAGACCGTCTGGCACATAGGCTGGTAGTAGTGGGGACGAGGGGGCTGCATCATCTGGTTCAAGATCATGCCTCCGATCAGGCCTCCTATGAGGGCGGCACCGGCGTCTCCACCCCCGTTGTTGTGGCGAAAGTGCTGGTGATGGTGTCCATGCCTAGGGAAGTACCCGTCGGCTTGGGCTGACGCGGTTCCGGCCAGTAACGCGACAGCCACGAGCGCATTCTTGATCATGTCGTTCTCCAATCCATTATCTAGATCCTACACTATTTACATAGAATTGTCAATAGAAAAGATCAGAAGAAAGTCTTCCTCTCGCCCTCGCGATGGAGCTCAGCGGTTATACAGTGCGCTCCCCCGTCCCAGAAGAACCGGTGTCTCATAGGGGATATGTGGGGCGTGATCCCATGTCTTTCAAGGGCTTTGAAAGCTTTCTCGTTGTAGGATGAAACCACGACGTTCTTTGGATCGATCATTAAGACGTTCACGTCAAAGATCGTCTCCTCGACGTATCCCAGCCAGTCTTGAAGCCAGTGCTCAACGTACTCTATTATCTCATCGTCGTCGGCGACACCGGGAATGAACCACTTACCGTTGTTCTTCTCCTTTAGATACATCCACTCGCCAAGGGCGTTCATCCGGTTCTGCTCAAAGTACACCACCTCCCAGTCGGGGAACGTGTGTTCGTATGTCTCCGCGTCGTATGCGCTGAATATCAGTCCTGGGTTGAGAGGACTAAATACACCATCGATGTGTCCGCCTGTTGTAACTGCATGCGTCGTATAGTCTTGGAGATATGTGTTCTTCATTATGTCGATCGCGTCGAGCACCCTCCAGTCCGACATTTCACCCTTCGATCCAAAGAACAGGTCCTTGCCTATCCTATAGATGCCGTTGACCTTGATCCACGCTAAGTCCTCGTCATCCTGCTTGTTGACGACTTTGTTTCCCTTGGAAGCGACGTAGTCAAGGATTCCCTGCCAGCATACATCGAAGTTCTTAAACTGGCGCTGGTCTTCGTATCGCCAGTTTACTTTCTGGTTCACCCTGAAGTACGGGAAGAGAAAGAACGTCTCACCGATCATGATCATCTGGTCGCGCGGGATAGAGCTCACCGGCGCTGGGATCGGTAGGTTCTGATCGATGTACTCCTGCGGGACGACGTCCGGTACGTCGGGACGAAGCACCTCGACGTTGAACGACTTTAAGATCTTGATGAGCGATTGGTAGTCTTCTTCAGTCTCGCGCGCGATCTTCTCAAAGAGATCGCGCATCTTTGCGTTCTTCATGAACGAGTAGAACTCGGGCGGATAGTTCTTACCTACCACACATACTTTAAGAGGATCCCACTCCTGATGCACCTTCAGCATAACGTTCTTTCCATAGTATCACTTCAAACCTTCAGTCCAGATGCTCGACCACCGCCGATCGTGTACTTCGCCACCAAGTTCCATTGAGACTTCTCCTTGTGAGGGATTATCTTTATCTGATTGATGGGAGACACCGGCTCCTGAACTTTGAACTTATCAACGATCTCGACGAGCGACCACTCATCGAGCAGCAGCGCTATCCTGTTCCTGCGGGCAACGTCCGACTCTGAGAAGTCGGCGGGCTTGCCGTCGAGCATGAACAGCTCCTTGAAGTGCACGATGTAGTAGCGACCCTGCTTATGCAGGATGTGGCAGGACTGATAGAGGGTGTTGTCTTTCTTGGAAGCGAGACCGATCCTTGAGAGGGTCTCCTTGACTTTTAAGAAGTCTTCTGGGGATCTAAGTCGAACCTCGACCAGCTGGCTTAGATTGAACATCAGTACCACCTTTTATTAACTTTTCTTTTATAAGGTCGATCTGTTCTTTCGTAAGGACACCGCAGACATCTAGAGCCCGTCTGTAGCTTATCTTGTAGAATTCCTGCACGCACTGAACATCAGGTTCCTCGACGGCCTTCGCCCACTTCGAGAAACGCTTACCTTTCCTGATACTATTTATCAGATAATCGTTTTGCAGCTGTTTTTCGACGGTATTGTGCAGGTTCATCTCATTCGCGTACAGCAGGGTGTCGACGAAGTAAGACAGGGCCCTGTTTATCAGGAACGGGTTGTACGACTTCTCCGCGAGCTCGGGGTTCTCCGAGTCGCGGATCAGGTCTTTCTTGGTCGTGTTTATCGCGTTGACGAAGTCGAATGGACTCATGTGAACTCCGTCGCCATCATGACCTCGGTGAGGAAGGCCGCCGTGTTGATCTCATGGTCGGCCACGAACGCCGCTTGGTACTGGTACTTGGCGATGATGAGGACGAGCTCAGGGATGGACTTGGGATTGACCTTCTCGTAGGCGGTGTCGTAGAACTTACGGAAGAGCGTGGTCGAGTCCATGTCGGAGTTCTCACCCACCCACTTACGCATCTCGCCGAACTTCTTCTGCTTCAGAATGTCGACCAGATCAGTAAAAGCAGAAGCGCCGTGGTTAGCAAAGATTCCAGTGTCGATGGTTCCATTTACGGAGTATCTCTGTAGTTCATTAAGCACGCGACGCCAATCAGGCAGGTGGCGCTGAATAAGCTCAGCAACAACAGCTTTATCATACTTTACGCCATTTCCATCGAGAATTGAAAGGACGCGCTTGAAGAATTGAGCTGCAAGTCGAGGAAGATCCGCTTTGGAAATTTTGAACTCGACAACGGAACAACGAGAGTGTAGGGGCTCGATGATGCGGTTTCTGAAGTTACAGGTGAGTATGAACCCACAGTTCCTTGAGAATTCCTCCATGAAATTTCGTAGAGCTGGTTGGGTTGAGTTGGCGTTGAGGTAGTCTGCTTCGTCAAGGATGACGTATTTCCTGCTTCCAGTAAAAGAAACTGAGGAAGCAAACTGTAGGATCTCGTTTCGTAGTGTGTCGATGTTTCCATTCATACTCCCGTTGATCACTATGTAGTCGGCGCCGATCTGCTCGAGCATGGCCCGAGCGACCGTGGTCTTACCGACGCCGGCGCCGCCAGTTAAAAGTAGGTTTGGGATCTCGCCCTTCTCCACGAACTTCTGAAAGGTGCTCTTTAGTTCGTCGGGAAGGACGCATTCTTCGATAGTCTTTGGCCGATACTTCTCGACCCAAAGGAACTCTTCCATGCTCACCCCTGATAGCTGCTGTTGGACTCAGTAGCTACATAGTAACTTATTTTATCGGAAGTGTACAGGGCTAAACCCTTCGACGAGATCTTTACGTTGTAGTTCGCCGGAACGAGCTTGATGATGTTCTCGGCCTTGAAGATCATGTCGAAGTGCTTGTCGGTCTCGCCGACGTCGATGCTGAAGGTGTCGGTGGTCGGGTTCTTCGCGTTCATGGCGTAGACGCGAACCTTCTCCTTGTTGCCTTGGATGCTGACGTCTGGAACTTGGAGGACGCCGGTCGCGCGGACGACCTTCTGGAGCTCCTCCTGAGTGATGTTGAAGTCGATCTCAGGCTCAGGGAAGGTGATGTCCTTCTCAGGCGCGCCGACGATCATCGACGGCTCGGCGTATGTGTAGCTGATCTGCTGCTTGCCGGACTTGATGAGCATCGACTTTTCTTTAAACTCGATCTCAGGCTCGTTGAAGAGCGAGAGGACGCCGAGGAACTTGCTCAACTCATAGATGGCGAACTCGCGAGGAAACGACTCCTCGACCGGAGCTTTCGCGAAGATCGACTTCTGAGGTGAGATGGTGGAGAGTGTCGATCCTGGACGGACCAGGATCGACGGGTTGATGGTCGCGAAGTTCTTGAGAATCGCGATGGTGTTGTCACTCAACTTCATAATGTATAGTCTCCAATCACTTCTTTGCTTTTGTTGCGGCGATCTGTGCGGGGTCTGCCGTCGCGGAGGCACCGATAGATGCCAAAGCCGCGAGCTTGCCGCCGAAGGTGTAGAAGCCTGCGTGCTGCAGGTGCATCCATGGGCAGAGCCAAACCTTCATTCCGGCCTTGCGTGAGTTCTGACAGAAGAGGTAGTCTTCCGACAAGTAGCGCTCGGACTCAGGGTCGACCTCGGCTTGGAAGTACATGCCGATGCGGCGCGTGCCGTCGAACTCAGCGGTGCGGACGTGGTCGGGCTTGTACATGATGTTTGGGTACTTCTTGACGTACTCCTCGAAGGTCGCGCGGCGAACCATCATGAAGCCAGTACCGATCTCAAGCACTTCCGCCGGCTCGTCGAGCTTGATCGACTTGGAAGCTTCGCCCTTCTCCATCACTGGGTTGAAGACGAAGTCGCCGACGAAGTCTTCAAGAAGCGCTGGGTTCTGATCCGCGACTCCCTTATCGACGGCCATCTTGATCTTTTCCCAAGTGATGCACTTCTTCGGGTACGCACCGCCGATGATGTCGTATGGAGACTCGTCGGTCTGGAGAGCGAGAAGAGCGAGCACGTCTTGGGGATTGAATCCGATGTCCGAGTCGACGAACATAAGGTGAGTATAACCCGAGCGCAGGAATTCGTCAACACAATAGTTTCTGGCTCGAGTGATGAGCGACTCATTGAACAAGAAGTATGAGCGCATCTCGATGCCGTACTTCAAGCACATGGCAGTGAGGTCACACATCGAGCGGGCGTACATGCCGTTACACTGTCCGCCGTACATAGGTGTAGCCACGAAGAGTTTCTTCTTCTGCAGCTCTTCAACTTTAATCTGGATTTCCATCGTTACCAACTCCCGTCATCGATGATCATTGCAATCTTTAGTGGACCTAAAATCATTAGAAAATCTAGCAACAGCCCAGGATCCATATCGCTGCGTCTAGAACAATCAATAATAACGCGCCACTTGAACGGATTCAAGCTAAGCGACACGTGTATGTTTGAATGCTTTACATATTGTAGAAACTTGTTCACTTGTCGTCCTCGTAGGTTGTATCGTGAACGTGAAGCTGGATGATCGCGTAGTGGATCACCTTCATGAGGTCTTTCCTCCAGTCGTCCGGTGAGCCCTTGCGCCCATAGCGCTGCGCGTACTTTAGGACGTTGCCGACGCAGAAGCCGGTGCCGTGACCGGAATCTATGATGAACTCAGTCGCTTGGAACTTGTTCCGCGAGTAGTGCTCACCGTATGTCTTACCAATATAATCCGCGATTTCTGAAATGTACAGGTCTTCGTTGTACTTGTAGTCCTTTTTTTTCACCACGACATCTTCCAGCCCAAGGTGCTTAAGCTCAGAAGAAGGCATCGAGCGCAGAGGTTGTTCGTTCATCAGTAAACTCATTTGTTCTAGAGAAGTTGTATTGGAAAGCGAGACGAGACGATACGAGTTCTCGCTTTCCTTCAAGATATTCACGGACTTCGGTTGCCATGTCATGTGCGGTGCTCACTGGTACATTTTGACAGATGTGGTTCGCGCTCTTCTTTGGGTTGAGCAGCTCAAAGTCTTGCGGGAGTCCCATGATCGTCATGGCTTCCCTGTATGTTATGTAGCGGTCTTCGACGGGATGCGTCAGCATCATTGGGTAGTGACCGACGAACGCGCCGATGTAGTCTCGTGGGACTATGGTTCCGCGGCGCATGATGTTTCCGCCGGCCGCAATCTTGGCCTTGCGACCCTTGCACTTCTCAACTTCTTTGGGATAGCCGTTGGCTCCCATCCACTCGGCGACCTCGTCGTAGTCGACGCCCACGCGTTCTATATATGATAAGACGTCCTGTCCGCGCGCTTTGGCGGGCTCGACGTTCTTACAGAAGTCGCGATGACTCACGCCTCCGTGTATGTGCTCAAGGATGAAGCGGTAGTAGGGATCGTCCTTCGACGGAGTCTTTGGATTGATCGGATCCATCTGGAAGTTAGACGTGACGCTGAGTATCGTGTCCTCAATCGTCGGACGCTCGCGCTGGTAGAAGTTCAACACGGGAACCTTGTCGCCGCGCCAGAAGAAGTAGAAAGCTCGCTCGCGCACCTGCGCCACCCCGTGAAGGAGCGAGCGCGTGCGGTAGACCGTCATGCTGTATCCGTTGTCGAGACCGATCTGGCGCACTTGGTTGCGAACGTTCTCACCGATCTTGCCTGCGAATCCTGGGGCGTTCTCACCCCAGAACACCTCGGGCTTAAGCTCGCCGAGCACGTACTTCGCCGTCTCGATCATCCACTTGTTGTTCGGGTTGTGGTCGCCGAAGCCGTGCGACAGCTGCGACAGGCCGGCGCATGGACACACTGTGCTGATGACGTCGACCTTCTCGGTTGGGAAGCTTCCCTTGTCGATCAGGTGATACGGAACCTCGTTGTTGTAGTAGTTAAGCAGGTGGCTGTCGTTTGCCTGAAACGCTTCATACGAAGCGAGCCAGACTGGGCGGCTTCCGAAAGCTTTTTCAGAGCCTAGGGTCTCACCGCCTATGAGCGGTACGATTGTTGCGTGCTTCATTTCGCCTCTCCGATCAGTTTGAACGCTTCGTCGAAGACAGCGTCTGCGTCTTGGTGTGATTTATAGAACTCATAGGCCTTCTCGCGATACTCGTCGCGAAGGCCGTCGTCTGTGTTGAGCGTCGCGATCAAATCAGCACACTGCTCCATGTTGTCGTTTGATAGCCAGATTGTACCACTGTCGGCGCATTCTGTCAAGGGCTTGCCGAGGACTCGATGCGTGCAGGCTTCGCCGTATCCGCGATGAAAGACTGGAATCGCTCCGGCGGCGGCGACCTCGCAGTGTGTGTACTCGATCGATCGCTTGATGTACCTTGAGTCCAGAAGCGAGAGCTGGTACCCGTATCCCGACTTTGAGAGGCGCTCGAGCAGCTCATGGTTCTTGTAGAATGAGAACACTGTCGCGGTGTCGCCGTAGTATTTAGTAAAGTCGACGTTGTCGGGGTTCTCGGTGTTGAAGTACTGGAATGAGTACTTCTGCTTGATCTCGACGAAAGCCAGCGACTTCTCCATGCCCTCGAGGATCGTCAGCGCGTTCATCTTGCGCAGGTGCTTCTCATGGAAGTCGAACATCAGTCGCGGACCCTTCCACAGCGCCATGCGGCCGATCCAACGGTGACACATCTTGTCCGTCTGCTCGATGGGTTTCCAGTACTTCTTGCGCACCTCGTCGAAATACATCCCGGGCTGGAAGTTTAAGATCTCACGCTTCACAGGCTCAGCGCCAAAGAACCCTAACACCCCGCCGACTTCAGACAGCGACTCGACTACCGTCGCGAAGTCGCCGGTCGGTGAGTGGGCGAACAGAGCCTTCGACTTCTCGATAGATTCCTTAAGGCAGTCGTTGCGCGTGATTGAGATCTTATTATGGTCGTGTTGAAACAACACCGTAGGCGCTTGGATCTTCTGCAGTATCTTGCGGAAGTTCTCAGCGACCTTGACGTCGTAGTTCAAGTTCTTCTTGTAGGCGAACGGAGGCAGCGAGTTGATGACGACCAAGTCGCAGGTGTTGCAGGCGTCGGCAACGTGATCGACCGCGCCGTCCTCGGCGAACTTGATGTACATGAGGTTGGGCATCTCATGAGAGTTCTTTCGCGACCAAGTCTTGTCCTTGGCCGCGATGACGACGTATTCGTGACCGTGCTTCTGCAGGTACTTCGCCATCTCGATAGTAAACTTAGAGACGCCGCATCCCTCGATGCCGCGTCCCATGAGAATCGCAACTTTCATTTTGTAACGTACCTTCTCAAGTCTTCCATGACCATTGGTTCATAGGCCGCGTCGTTGAACTTCCTGTTGCGAGGTGACGGGTGCGGCAAAGTGTAGTGTTCTATATTTAGCCTGCCAAGCGCCGTCGAGGCGAAGCCGCCGAGTGCAATAATCTTGGTGTGACCTTTGAGACACAGCTTGAGTGTATCCCAGTCGATGTCGACCGGCTTGATCTCACCGCGCTTGTCGGTTGTATTTACGAAAGAGAAGTAGTGAACGCCGGCGTGATCGAACCACTTGTGCAGGCGATCGAACGTTGAGTTCTTGCGCTCAACGCCCGTCGTCGTTCCCGGAGTGTTCGACGGGTTCATACCTACTACTAAGACTCGATTCATAGCACTTCCACTCAACTTTAGCTTCATTCAACATAGCGGCCGTCAGCTCGAACGAGTCGCTCCATTTACTTGGGATCTCAGAAGGGTAGCACATGAAGACGCGCTTGACGCCCACTTGGATGACACCCTTCGCGCACTCCGAGCAGAGAGGAAGTCCCCAGATGTACATATCGGCGTCTGACAGGCTGACCCCGTTCAGCGTCGCGTTGTAGATGCAGTTCTGCTCGGCGTGGACCACGAACTTATACTTCTGTCCGCGATCGCTCAGCCGAGCTTCACTGTCCTCGATCCCGCGTGGGAACCCGTTGTATCCCTGCGACAGGATCTGACCCTTCGCGCCGACGGCGATCGCACCGACCTTGGTGCTTGGGTCTTTCGACCAACTCGACACCTGCTCAGCGAGCTTGAAGTACTTATCGATCCACTTACCGGACAAGGTCGAAGTGCCTCTCATACACATGGAGCGAGGCGACGTTCCAGTAGATGTTTCCGGGCTCGTAGCCGAGCTCATCGCAGAGGCGATCGAGCACGTGCTTCTGCCAAGCGCGATCGTTCTTGTAGCCGAACACGACGTCGTTCGAACGCATGTACACGAGAGCGTGCAGGCGATCGTGTCGGATCATATACTGCACGGTGTTGGTGCACATGAAGTCGCTCATGCCGTCGCGATTGTAGTCGAGCCACATACTTGGGCGTGTGTAGATCATGGTCGCGCGTCGAGACTCTGGGTTCTTTTGAAGCTCGGCGACTACGTTGTCGTACTGTGCGTAGTTCGCGTCCGACCAGATGCACCAACCGTAGTTGGAGTTGATCTCACCGCTCTCGCTCGCGACCTGCTGCCAGATCGCCGGAGGCCCGCCGGGAATATCGTTGACGTTGCGCGACATAGACTCGTACCACTCAAGCTCGCGCTTGACGTAGTCTTCGTTGATCGTGCCGAAGATCGTCGGTCGATCGGCGATGAAGCTGGCGTTCATGATCTCGAGCATCCTGACGCCTGACTTATCGGTCACAAAGACTTCGAGGTCGTAGTCGTACTTGAAGCGAAGTCGTATCTCGTCGATCGTCATCATTTGTTGCGATCTTTCTCGTAATAGTACTTTGACTGCTCGCGCTTCTTGTTGAAGATGTCGCGCTCGGGATCTTGGCCTTCGATCTTGCCGCGAAGCCAAGACACTGCGAAGGAAGCGTAGTTGATGAGATCTTTGTACGTGTCCTCAAGCGACTCGAAGTTCGCTTGGTCGGCGCGGCCGGACTCAAGAAGCGATTGGGCGCGATAGAGCTTGCCTTGAAGCGTGTCGTGGATCGTATCGATGCCGCGGCGGTAGTGCATGGCTTGAACCACGTTTGAGTTCGGGTTCTGATAGTCTTGAGACTTCTTGAGCTGCAGGTCGATGCACTCTTGAAGCACTTTCACGGATTCTTTGTCTGTCATGCTGCTGTTCCATTCTCAAAATAGACGTGGTCACGAAAGAAAGCGTCACCTTTCTTCATAGCCGTGTGGTGATCGTAGTACAGTTTTGTTGTGTACTGTGATGGGCGAACATACTTCTCGAACGACTTCGCGTCGGCTACCAAGTGAAAAGCCACCGTATAGAAAGACGGCGTGCGAAACACTTTGCCCGACACGAAGTAGTCGATGATGTCGATGTTTTTTGTGAACGTTGAGATATCTTTATTGTTGAATGAAAACCACTTCTCGGCCCAGCGCTTGCACTCAAAAGTTTTTTTAGTTTCTAGATCAATCACGTCCCAAGCGTATGTATCACGATTGGTGTGATCAAAAGATTGCCAGTTCATCGCAAGTCCAGTGAGCTTTGATAGTGCGTGTTCAATGACCATCTTTTCGACGGACTCAAACACAGTCTTAAATTCACGACGATTCTTATTGCGAAAAGGACAGCGATAAATCTCATTCGCTATATCCGTGAACTTTTTATTTAGCTCTTCTGTTCTTTGGACTTTTACAGGTTCAGCCGACAAAATCTTGTCGGCGTAGGTAGCAAGGTCACTCATATTTTTCTCCGAATTAAGCGCTCAGCGCAGGATACTTTTATAGTATACAATGAGTAGATTAAAATGTCAACCAAAGATTTTACTTAAAAAACCGTAATTGTTTGAATGGCTTGGGGGCTCCCAGCCTTCCGGCTTGATCAGGTCTGGAAGTCCAAGCGGGTTCGGGCGGCTCGCCTTGACACCGGTCTTCTTGTTCATGTTGGCTTCCAGAACCGCGTCCCAAGCTTTGTGTGAGTCCACCTTGAAGGTGTCAAGCGTACCGATCGCCACGACGCAGAGGTCGATGAGCGCGTCGACGACGTCTTCGGCGTTCTCAGCGTCGCGAAGCTCGTCGAGTTCTTCTTTGAGGAAGTTGATGCGGAACTTGAGAAACTTCTCAAGGGTTTCTTTATCCATGTTCTCGATGACGGGATGCACTTTGTAGTGCTCATGCATCATCGCGATGTCGTGTACCCAGTCTTTGCTCATGCTGCTATCCATTCCGGCGGTTGGCGTTTGGTCCATCTATGCATTCTAGATTTACCGATCTTATAATAGTTTCTGTAGTTTGTCAACGGGTCGTCGCTGATCTTGTACTCGTCGGCCATGGCCGAAGGCATCTTGGTCAAGCCGCCCTTGGCGATGTTGTTTGGTGACTGCATCAAGTACTCAGCGAGCTGACCCTCGCACTTGTGGTGCTTACCGTAGCGATGGGTATACTCGGCCATCAGCGCGGCGAAGTGCCTGAACAGCCAGTTGTAGTTCTCGCGGGACTCGCGACACCAGACCGCCGACGGGTGGTTGATGTGCGTGGCTTGATATAAGACCGCGTCGCGAAAGTCTGGAAGACGCCAGCGCTTTGCTTTGCGACCGGAGAGAGACTGACCGACGAATTCCTCGCCGTCGATGAGACGGTGCGCGGTCGATAGAAGCTGCGCCGACTCGAGGATCATCTTGACCACGTGCTTGTCGACCATCATCTGGGCGGCTTCGAACGGGTCTTCACTGATGTAGAATATGTTCACTTATGTTCTTCCTCGGCTCGCTTGATAGCTTCTTCTAGAGCTGTGTTTACCCACGCCTCGATCTCTGGCCGAAGGGCTTCGATCTCCGCGTCTTTGCTGGCTTCATCCATGGCTACAAGGTTATTATTACCATCGATACGGAAAATGTCAATATCTAATGACATGGTCCCGTCGTCGTTTTCATGGACAAACTCACCTTCCGGAAAGCTGATGAAGTAGTCTTTGATCCTGAACCCAGGACGCTTATGCTGATCTAGTTCCATTTAAGTATTCCTTCTGCTTCTTGAACGCTTTGTCGCGATGAAACTTATTCGCGCGATTGAAGAACTCGTATCCATCTAGATGGTCGATCTCGTGCTGCACGACACGGGCCGTCAGACCTGAAACGTTGATCGTATCCACGTCGCCTGACGCGGTCTGGAACCTTAGGCGCAGGCTGTTGAATCGCTTGATCTTTACGTTCAGACCGGGAAAAGATAGGCATCCCTCTTCAAGAACGTTCGTGCCTTCGCCGAAGCTCACGATCTTTGGGTTGAAGCAGGCGTAGTTCTGTTCTAAACCGCGCATCACAAATACGCGTAGGTTGTAGCCGATCTGATTCGCCGACAGACCTATACCCTTGTTGTCGTTCATAACTTGAAGCATCTCCTGCACGAGCTCATGTGGATCAACTTCTGGGTTGACGAAGTTGAACTGGCGCGTCGGCATCCTTAGTATGGGGTTAGGAAACTTTACGATCTCTGTCATATCATTCAATCTCTTCTAAAACTTTGAAGCATATCTTAGTGGTACCGTCGATTCCGTTCGCTCCTTCATCGCTTATTTCAACGAAGAAGAAGTCGACTTTATCTTTTAGATCATTCTTTAAACTCTGCATCGCTTCAACGAATACGTATTTAGTCTGATGAACTTTATTAAGCCTATTCATCATACCTATATTGAACGTGATTAGCCCTTTACCATCTTTCTTGAACATTGATATGTATTCTATGATTCTATCTTTTATTCTTTCAAATGGTACAAAATGCAGAGAGTTGATGGCAAAGGCTCTATCGACTTTGTTTCTATTCTTACTCAAAAATTCTTCAAAGGTACAGTGAAGATCAGCATCATCATTAGTATCTATACCTATTACATTAAACTTGTCGCTATAAATTTTCTTAAAAAAATTATCACCACAACCTATATCGTAATAGTCGTAGTCTTCATTGTCAAATATCATATCCAAATAGTAGAAAGTGTCAATAGTAAAATACTGATAAATTAAACTTTTTCTAGGATTCATATTCATATATTGATCGTGTGTGATCAACTCGCAGCTGTAAAGTTTCTTTATCTTATCAGCGAGTTCAGTTGAATGAAAGTTGTTAAGATATTGCTTCTTGGTCACGCCGCTATCCTACTGAAGTTCTTGTGCTTCTCAAACTTGATGACGTTGGCGAACTTATCCACCATCTGATCCACTTTGTGGCTGATGATGAAGGTGTTGGTGTCGAGCGTCAGGTTGCTGATTATCTTGAGGAACTCATCGGTGCCGTTGGAGTCGAGCGACCCGTCGAGCACCTCGTCCATGATCAGTAGATTCGTCGACGCGCTGTTGCGGAGTCTGGCGATCGCCCGCCACGTGAATAGGATCGCCAGATTGATCCTCATCTTCTCGCCCTCTGAGAACGATGCGTATGAGAACTCATCGCGGAATCGCGACTTGATCTTCTCCTCGAAGTTCTCATCCATCTCGAAGTTGACGAAGAAGTCCATCGCCGACAGGTACTTGTTGATGAGTCGGTTGATGACCGGCACGTACTGCTTGATGATCTTAGCCTTGATGCCGGTATCTTTGAGGATGATCGACGCGACGTTGAGGGCGTCTTTGTCGCGCAGCAGCTCGGCCTTGTCGTCGGAGAGTCTACCGAGCGTTCTCTCGAGCTCCTTCATGACGCCGTCGTCGATCACGAGCTTATCGTTGTACTCCTGAGTCTCCTTGATCTTAGCCGCGAGCGACTTGCACTGGTCGATCAAATTGCTGATCGTGTTGTTCTTGGTGATGACTTCGATGTTCACGGAATTAATGTCAGCAGCCACCCGTGCGATGGATTGTAGCCTATCAAGAACTCGCGTGATCTCCACTTGTAGTTTATCGATTGCGTCCCGTGTTTCTTGAACTTGGCCCTGTTTATCACCGACAGTCTCACACTTAAAGGTATGGTCAATGTCCTGCTTGCATGTAGGACAGCTATCGTGTGAAGAAAAGAACTCGATGTCAGCCGTGAGTTTGGCAACTTTATCAGCGAGTTGTACCTCGAGTCGTTGTAGCTTTTTTTGACGCTCGCCGATCGACTCTTGGTCTTCGATCTCGGCTTTAAGGGATACTGCTTTCTCGCTGAGTCGCTTAACAGCATCGCGCTCCTCCTCTATCCTGTCTGTGTTCTTATTTAGCTCTTCCTTGAGCTTCGCCACGTATGTGTCGTTGAGAAGCTTCGTGCTCTCGATGATCTGCGTCTGCATCTTGATCTTCTCAGACGTCAGGTCGCATTCGTACTCGACCTTGGTGATCGCGGCGTTGTTGCCTGAGATCTTTTCCCTGAGCAGTGAGTTCATCACCGAGAATATCTGGATGTCGAGCAAGTCTTCGATCACCTCGCGCCGCTGACCGGCGGGAAGCTCCATGAACGGGACGAACGAGGCTGAGCCGAGCACCACGACTTGACAGAAGCTCTTGTGATTCAGCTTTAGGATCTGCTTCTCAAGCACAGTCTGATAGTCGCGGTCCGCCGCCTCTTGGTTGAGCAGCTTACCGTTCTGGTGAACCTCGAAGACGTTCGGCTTCATGCCGCGCTTGATGTGGTATCGGTTCGACCCAATGTCGAAGTCGATCTCAACCAACGTATCTTTCTTGTTGATCGAGTTCATCAGCTGAGACTTGTTGACTTTGCGGAATGGCTTGTTGTACAGTACAAACGACAATGCATCGAGCAGCGTCGACTTGCCGGCACCGTTCTCACCTACGATGAGTGTGGTGTCCGACTGGTTCAACTTCAGCTCGGTGAAAGCGTTTCCTGTTGATAAGAAGTTCTTCCAACGGATTGCTTTGAAGTAGATCATTCTATCTCGTGCGCTTCAATGTATAGTGACTGGATGATGTTTTCAACGCGCTTCTTATCGGTGTTCACGTTCATCGAGTCGACGAACTTGCGTATGATGGTGATGGTGTCCTCAGCCTCGTTGACGATGTCGTTGTCGTCCTCAAGGTTCAGGTTGAAGTGATCCTCGACGATCTGGATGTCGGCGGGTCCGGACTTCTCGATCTTATCGATCACAAGGTCGAACCAGTACGGGTTGGTCTTGTTCTTGACGATCACCTTGACGTACGTATCCTTGTACTGCGCGGCGTCGAACACCAAGACCTCGTCCATCTGCTTGTTGATGTCGTCGTAGTGAAACTTAAAGAATATCTTATACGGGTTTTCGATAAATGTCAACCCTCGAGTTTCCGTATCCAGCACATAAAAGCCCTTAGTGTCTCCGTAATCAGACCAAGTGTATTGAGCAGGAGTGCCAAGGTAGTGAATGTTAGAGCGAGAGGAGCGAGTATGATAATGCCCAGAGCATACGAGATCGAACTTATCAAAGATCTTAGGATCATCGCCGTGTTCATTCACCTGTCCCCTGTACATCTCAAATCCGTTGAGCTCCAAGTGCCCCATCAGTATCGGGGCGTTGGTCTCGTCGATCGCCTTCATGCACTGATCGCGATTCTCGTCGCAGATCCACGGCAGCATGAATATCTTGGTCTTATCCGCGAAGATCATCTCCGCTGCAACGTTGTCGTATATGTTGATGTTGGGATACTTACGATCAAGCAGCTCACGAAGACTGTTGATGTCGTTCGTGTTCTTGAAGTACGTATCGTGGTTGCCGGCGATGATGTGCACGTCGATGTTGCGTCGGCGAAGTGGCTCAAGGAAGTCGTCGCGCAGGCGCTTCGCCGTCACATAATTAATGTACTTGCGGCGATCAACAAGATCCCCCAGATGGATAACAGTATAGATATCTTGACTATCGATCGTAGGAAAGAAAACTTCATCTAAAAACTTCTTCATCTGGCTCAGCATCACCGGAGAATCGTTTCTGATTCCCCAGTGTGTGTCCGTTATAAGTGCGATCTTCATTCAGGTAACTCACCAAAGTACTTATCTAGGTTGCCGGCGGTCTTCTTCGCCTTGATCTTAGCCTTCTTCTCCTCCTGCTTCTTGTCGTAGGTGGAGACCAAGTTCTTCATGTACTCGTTGTCGAGGTCGACGTTCACCGCGCGCTCGTCGCCGTCCATGCCCTGCTCAGCGAGCATACCCTCGAAGTAGAAGTTCTCAAGCGTCTTCTGCTTTATGTATAGGTGCTTCTTCTCACCGTTGATCCTCGCGAGGAACGCGTAGTAGATGATCTGTGTGAAGTAGGCGAACGGGTTGCTCGACTTCTCAGGATCGAAGTTGTCGAAGTACGCGATGCACTTCTCAAGCCCGTCGGCCACCATGTCCTCGCGAAAGGTGTAGTTCACGAAGTTTGGTTTGAGCGACAGGCGAAACGCGATCTTATACAGACACTCACCTATGTACGGTGGGATCCGCGGCTTCTCATCGCCGCGCTCCTTGGCCTCGAGCACGCGCTGCTTGTAGTGTATGATCTCCGTAAAGAACTTCTTGTTGTCGACGTAGTGTTTAGGCACTGGCTTATTCATAAATCCACCGTGTATATTTTATAGTCAAAGTCTTCGGAGTTGTAGATCTCCATGCGCTCGGTCAAGTGCTGGAGCGTGTAGTTGGTTCTGTCGCCGTGGCGAAGGTCGTCGCCTACGTCGTACACCGTCACCGAGTCTTTGGTGTCTGAGAGTCGAAGGCCTCGACCTATCGACTGCAGCAGCCTTATCCTTGACTTTGACGGAGAAGCAAGTACGATGTTGTGAAGGTTGCGAATGTTAATGCCGGTAGAAAAGGTGCCAAAGCTAGCCACGATAACAGCGTTAGACTCGCTCTCAACGATTCTTCTGACGTTCTCTCGGTCTTCTGCGTCGACTCCGCCATGTATGAAGAACACCTTTCTGTTCGGATCTTTCGACTTAATGCTATCATACAACAGTTTACCGTGTTTGTCAACAAACTGGAACAATAAAAGTGTGTTGCCCTCGGCTGAGAGCGTGAGGTTTCTCAAAAACTTGTTTCTCACGGGGTTTGAGACTATCCAGTCCACCTCGTCCTGATAGTTGGCCTTTGAGATGAGCTTCCTGTCTTCCTTCTTGTGCTTCAGTATGATGACCTTGATGCTGAGCTTCGCGACCTTCCCGTCGTCCATCAGGGACTTGGTGGTGGTTACCCTGTGGACTGGACCGAAGAGTCCGGTCAGCGTGATCTCATTCGTCAGCGAGCCGTCGAGAGTACCGGTGAACCCGAACCTGTACTTCGTGTTCTCCATCTTCTCCATGATGGTAGTCAGCGACTTAGCCTTGAACTGGTGCGCCTCGTCGCCTATGATCAAGTCATAGTCTTCGAAATAACCCTTAGGTAGTTTGTATATGCTCTGCCAAGTTGAGATGGTGATTGGCTTAGGCGAGCGTTTGTCCTGTCCAGAGAATACACTATGAACGTTAGTGGAAGAGTCGAAGCCATAGTCAGCAAAATCAGAGGCAAGCTGAGAAACAAGAGAAGTAGTTGGTACGATGATAAGAGTGCGCGCATTGTAGTACCTAGTGATGAGATAGATGATGAACGACTTGCCCGACGCGGTCGGCGAGAGGAACACTCCTCGGTCGCTGTTGACCGCGCGCATGAAGGCTTCGACCTGATAGCCCCTCGGCTTCATGGTTAAGTTGAGAGACTTGAGGAACTCTATCGTCTCCGCTTCGTCGATCTTTTTGGTTGGCTTAAAGCTGTCGTCGACGCTGAACTCGTAGTCGCGAGCTTTGCAGAACTTCCTGATCTCCTCGACCAGTCCGGCGTACGTGATCGCGGTGAGCGCGTTGAGCAGGCGAATCTTTCCATCCCAGAACCTGTTGCGGACGGCCGGCATAAACTTCGCGCCGGGAACTTCAAACGTTAGTTGGTCCGACAGCTCCTGTACTACTGACGGCTCGGCTTCGACCCTGAGATAAGTCTCATTGATCTTGCGAAGGTGCACCTTATCCACCCACCTTGAACCGCTCAAAGTCTATCGCACTCTTTATCAAATATCCTCTGTTGCTTATCGATTTTATAATCGCTTCAAGAGTGTCGACCTTCTCTTGCTGAACAGAGATCTTTAGGTTGATCTTAATGATGTCTTGGTCGGCGTCAAGGTACATCGGCAAATCGGACTTCAGTACGGACAAGCGGAAGGGTTCCCAACCGTTCGCACGCAAGTCTTCCTCAGGTAGGACGCCGCGGTAGTAGTCGATCTTAAGAAGCTTGAGTGTGCTTCGATCTTCTTCAAGCTTGCGCAGCAGCATCCTCTCGTCGGAGAACATCCGTAAGTATTTACTGTGCAGCTTTGGGATCTTTAGAGCTTCTTCACCGAGCTCGATGCGATTGATGTCGCAGTCCTGCGACCACAGGGCGTGGATTTCGTCCAGCTTCATAGTGTATCCTCACTCGCGTCAGAGAGACACGATCTTCATGATGTTGAATTTGAATCCAACCCTCGCGGTCACGTAGTTGAGGGCGGTGTCAGCCGTGGTGAAGTTGACTTCACTCAAGCTGTATGGGAACATGTTGGTGAACTGAACCTCGGTGGTCGGAGCCATCGAGCTGTTGAGCACGGTGAGCGTTCCGTCCGACACGGTTCCCTCGCCGGATCCTATCGCGGCGTTCTTGAGCGACGCGTACTGCTCGAAGCTCTCGGGGAAGCCGAGCTTCATGAGCCAGACGTATATCTCCAAGTAGTTCGCTAGGTTCTCATCGACCTTGAACGTCAGGATGAAGTCGCCGAAGCTCGGCTTATCACCGGGGATCTCCATCTTCTTGAACGGAGTCTGCACGTTTATGTACCCGATCTCGAAAGACGGGATGTTCGCGTCGGTCGCGAAGAAGTTGAGGTTCGGGGCGCGCTTGAGCTTAAACCTGAAGCCGAGCGGCGACAGAAAGTTCGTATCACCGGGTTGCGTGAAGAGCATCCCGGTGTTCGCAGCACTGATGGTGGTCGTTAAGTCTATGGCCATGCTTTATTTATCAATCACCCTCGTCGCATCTTGGAGATGTCCTCGGCGTCTTGTGAGTTGAAGACGGGAACCATGTTCGACTTGTGCATTGTCGCGATGCCCTTGAGGTTGCCGCCGGTGTAGACTTTGGCCTCGGGCTTTGGTGCGGAGCTCGACGACATGCCGGCGCTTTGGTAGTCGGAGCGATCGACCTGCATGGTGCTCTTGTACTCGTTGAGCCAGTCGCTGCGCAGCACGTCGCGGTCTGCCTTCTTGCCGCCCGTGACTTTGTGGATGAACTGAGCGTGCTTGAGCTTGGCCATGTCGACGCGTGGGAGGCTGCCGAACGACTTGGCTGCGCGAGGCTTCTTACGGGTCTTGAGGTCGTTGAAGTATACTGGAAGCAGGTGCATCGTCATTGGCGGGTCTCCGTGATCTAATCTTACCATTATACACTTTTACGTACAATTGTACACCGTTATTTTCGCGCTGAGTCACCAACCTGCGCTTGTTCATAGTTCAACCCTTCATAAAGAAGATTTCGTAGATCGCCGAGATCGTGAGACCCGTGACGGCCACCGAGATCGGGAGCATATAAGCTGAGACTACTGCGTAGATTTCCTGTAACATTTGACTACCCTTTCCAATCCATTATCTAGATCTTATCAAAGTTTTAAGAAAATGTCAATAGAAAAGTGCCGGTTTTAAGAAAAAAAATTGTGTAATCTTTTCAATGGGTTAGGGGTAAATACTCGATCAGGAGGGCTTGAGATGGAAAAAAGGGTGGTCCCAAAGTGCCGTTTTGGGCAGCACAGCTACTTCTCGGCCGAGGG